TTTGTTTGTTTGTTTGTTTGTTTGTTTGTTTGTTTGTTTGTTTGTTTGTTTGTTTAAGATTACAGCCCCTTATGAGCTTTGTCAATACTTTCATTTGTTTTCCTCCCACTTTATTCATTCACAAAAAAAGGAACTAATTCCCATTTTGAACTATCAAATTCCTCTGCTGTTGCAACTGCTATTTTACATTGATATATTGCATGATTATGTACTACTAAATCATCAATTGCATATGTTTTTGATGTAGAATATGTATTTGTGTATACACCAAGTTGAGTCATTAAATTATTTATTTCATTTTGTAAACTACCAGCTATATCAGTAGATAATTTTCCTTTAATTTCATCAAACCAATTATAAAATAATTGATTATACTGATTAAAAATATCTTCTGTATTTAATGACAAAACAGCTTGAGTAACATTCCCACAATCGTTAGTAAATCTCGTATCAGTAATCATGTCAGTTGTTATTCGGGTTGCTCCACTTGGAACTGATATATTAGCAAGTCTTAAGTCATAAATATTACCTGTTCTAATTATGCTTGGTTGACTAGGGTTTGTTGCAGTTGATCCATTTAATATTTGAACAGTTATCTGTCTGTTAGTTAAATCTAACCTTAGAATAACACTATCAATTCTTGATAATGTACTATCTGCATCGGCAACATCAAGAGTTAAAATTTCATCATTCTCATAACTATATCCTTCAATGTTTGCACTACCATCTTGGACTGATATTGTCATATTGTCATTAGCTATTACCTTCAATGAATTATTAAAAACTCCATTTGTGAAAAACTTTTTTAAGAATCTTGCAACATCAGAAGCATCATAAATTCTGTCACCACTAACAGAGTTAAAAAAACCATATCTTTCTGCCATAAATAATCACTTTCCTTTCTTATTAATCTTCATCTTCCCAAACACTTGATAATGGACTACCAAATGTTGGATAAATTGAACGTTTGCCATCTTCGATTGTTTCTTCAACTTCAACAATTCTGTAAGTTTTAGATATTCCCCATTTTTCTTTTTTTAAATTTACTATATCTCCTAAATCCCACTTGGTTTTATAATCATCCATGCTCGTGGCAGTTACTTCTAATGTAAAGGTACCATCTTCGTTTATTTTGGTGTTACCACTATCAATTAGCATTTGACGATATGTGCTATCAGATACATCACTATTACTTAAACTTTTTTGATCGTCAAACAATTCATGTAAATCAAATCCTGTACTACCTTTATCAATTTCTGCCATTTTTCTTGATGAATCCTCCCCTGTACCTCCAACTAAAACATAATTAACAACGGTCTTATTACTAATAGTCAGTTTACCTTGCTCTATATTATAATTATCGTCAGTGAAGGAATAACGCTCATTTATGTTCTGATCATCACTTCTGTCTTTACCAGACCAAACTTCAAACATATAAACTTTAGAATCAACATTTGGTACAATTCTAAACGCAATATTTGAATAAGTTGATAATTTACATAAAAAATTATAAACATTCTTATAAGTTGCTTGAAATACAATAGTTGGAGAACCCATTGAGACTTGCTCAGTTTCCCAATTTTGTGTAAAAGGAGTCATAGCATTAACAATTGTATTCATTCCCTCAATTGTATTACCTGAAAAATTAATCTTTGATTTTATAATCCTTCTTTCAAAAATGCAACTTAAAAATCTACCACTTAATGTTACTTCTTCATTTGTTCCATCATCAGCAAATTCTATTGTTTCTATAATTCCGGCCTCAGTATAATTATTTCTCATAATTAATATATCTGTTTGAATAAACTGGAGTACATAATCAGTAACTGGTAATACAATTTCAAATTCACCAGCCTCAAAGTATTTTCTCCTCCAGCGGAGGGAAATAAAATAATCTATTATCCCTAACATTTCAAGCTCTTTGCTAAAAAAGAAAAGAGTTGAGTCTTCACTATCATCTGCAACGATTTCTCGGGAAGTATCAAAGTAAAATAATGGAATAGTTTTTGTTTTTCCATAATGATGAGAAGTAATTACCATTAAATTTTTTTCATTATTATAGGCTAGGCCATATTGAACTCCTGAATCTTTAGAAGAAATGTTAATCCAATTAATGCCATCTGTTGATTGCAAAATTGTACCATTATATCCTACAGCAATATACATACCATTTGCATATCTTGAACGAATCAAATACGAATCAGTTCCACTCTCTTGCTTAGTCCAATTAATACCATCCTTACTAGTTAAAATCGTCCCCTCATCACCAGTTATAACAAATTGTCCTTTACCATAACTAATTCCAACTAATTTTAAAGAAGATTTTGAATCTCTTTTTATCCAAGTATCTAAGTTACTCGATGAATATATATTTCCGTTATTACCAACATAAATATATGTATTATTATTAAATGCAATATCCATACCACTTGCGTTTTTATAATTGTTATTTGTTCCCCTATCTATTGTACATAGATGTAAATTCCAATTAATACCATCCTTACTTTCAAAAAATGCAACATTTTCTTCAATTTTTGTTATTATACTACCAGTTCTGTAAGTTGTTTGCCAACCAGATGTAACTATAATAAATTTGTTGTTTATGAATTTAACTGAATTGCAATAAATGGCAAAATTAAGTGTTGTAGGTAATTCCTGTGGTATCCAATTTATTCCATCTTTGGAATAATAAATATAAGTTTTATTTGTTGAACCCTTTGCACCAACAATAACAAATGTCCCATTTCCATATGCAATATCTCCAGCCTTTACATAATCCGTTTTTAGATCATATTCAATCCAATTATCTAAATCTTCACTTACACATACCTTAGATGGATCTTCAGAGAGCATATAGTATTTTCCATTAACGTAGATAATTCCTCTACCCCCACCAATAACACCACTATCTTTTTCATAAATTTTCATTATACTGCCTCATAATAATTGTAATATGAAATACTACAATCAAGATTTATTTTGCCACTGTCTGCATCAGTAATAAATTTATTAACTCCATTTGAAGCTTGTAAAAATTTAGTGCCAAATACTAATATGTTGTTTTCAAGTATTTCATTTCCTTGTGAATCAACATAAGTAATTGTTTTATTGTTATTGTAAGTGGTTATTATTATTTTTTCACCCGTTGCTAAAGATTTATTTAATTTTAGAATTTCATTAGTGGAAGTGTTTTTAACAATTGGATTTGTTACGTTTCCGTTAGCAATTAAAACTATTGTTAACCCATAGTTAATATGTGTATCATTTACAACCTCAATTGATGTAGATTCATTCTTACTACCAAATTGGATACCTGTACCATCTGGGATTTCTAATTTAAAAGATAAGCATTTATTCCAATTGTTTAAAGAGGCTATGGTTTCTTGAGAATCCATAAAATATGGACTCGGACAGATTAAACTAATTGTGGCATAAATAACTCCTGTTTTGTTTGTTAAAGATACTTTTTCCACAAAATAATTAATTTTCCGTACAATATCTCCTTCATAATAAAATAAAGTTCCGTTATCTTTTAAGGGGAAAATATTAAATATTTGTGTTTTTCTTTTTTGCATAATCTCATCGTCTCTAAATGCAATGGTTAATGTTATATTTCTTGAATTTACTGATGTACCAATGTAAGAAACACCAATACCAAATGCACTCTTTATTGTGGCAATTTTTCCAGAATATTCATGTATTCCAGAATACGATTCCAAAAAAAACGGGAAAGAATATGCAAATTCTAATTTATAGCCATAACTGTTTTGACATATTATTTTTCTTGTTTTCGTTAAAACTCCCACTATGCAAGCCTCCTTTTGCCATATTTTAATTTATATAACTCATATTCCTGCCTCATTAATCTTACATTCTCCGATGGAGAAGTATATTTTGAATTATTATTGATAGTTACATTAAAATCACCTCTATTTGAATCATCTACATCATCTGACATTGCATCATATCGAGCAACTTTAAAACCAGTGGTGACTTTTGGCACAACATTAAAATCGGTTGGCAATGCATCATTCATTTGCTTCTGTACTTCATTCATTTCACTAACAAAACCAATACCGATACCTTTTGCCAAATTAACACCTAGCATATCTCTTGCCCATGTTGATGGAGAATGAATCCCAAGTAATTTTTTAAAACCATCTTTTATATTATTTACAACTGCCTTGATCTTGTTTGTAATATAATTCTTTGCTTTATTAAAGCCGTCGGCTATTCCTTTTATGATATTAGATCCAATATCAGAGAAATTATTTAAATAGCTCCTGTATGCGGTTAACATTGAGTGTACAATTTGTGGTATTTTAGAAATAAGTTGTGGAATAGCTTTAACAAGTCCAACCGCAAGCATAACAGTTAATTGAATTCCAGCCTCAACCAATTTTGGAACATTATTAGCAAGAGTTGTAACAATCTTATCTATAATTTCAGGTAATCTGTCTATTAATTGTGGTAAGGCATTTATTAACCCTTGGGCAAGTCCTATTATTAACTGAATTCCAGCATCGATAATTAGATCTATATTATCAAGTAAGGTATTTACCATCATTATTACTGCATCAACTATTTGTGGGATTAATGTTGGGAGTTGTTGTGCTAACCCTTGAGCTAATGAAACAATAACCTGAATTCCCAATTGTAAAATTTGAGGTAACATTGATAAGAAACCATTAAGTATAACGCCTATTGCCACATTTAGGCTTGTTAAAATATCTGGTAACATATCGGTCATACCAGTAATCAAATTTTGAATTAGGTCAACTCCCATAGGGACCATTTTAGAAAGTAACATACCTAATACATCAGTAATCAGTAAACCTATACCTTCAACTATTGTTGATATTCTTGGAAGAATATTTTCAGCTGCTACACTTACACTATTCACAAAGTTTTGAACCAAAGTTCCCCAATCAGCATTATCATCTGCTACTCCTGTCAGTAAATTTTGCCAAGCAGATTTAGCTGCAGCCGCTGATCCCCGTATTGTTGTACTTGCTTCCTTAGCGGTTGTTCCAGTTATATCTAATTCACCTTGAATAACATGAATTGCATTATATACATCACTTAAATTATTAATATCATACTTAACACCACTGATTTTTTGCGCATCCTTTAATAATCTTTCCATTTCTGACTTTGTACCACCATAACCTAGCTTTAGATTATCTAACATGGTATAGTTTTGTTTAGCAAATCCTTGATAAGCATTTTGAATACTTTCCATCGAAGTACCCATTTTATTTGCATTATCAGACATATCAGTAATTGCCATATCGGCTACTTCTGCACTCTTAGTTGTGTCATTGTTTAAGCTTGATAAAAGGCTTGCTGAAAACGATGTTACAGTCTCCATATAGTCGTTTGCTGATAATCCTGATGTTTTGTAAGCATTGTTAGCATAATTTTCAACTACACCTGCACTATCTTTAAATAATGTTTCAACACCACCAACAAGTTGTTCATAATCAGCATAACTAGATAACGCTTCCTTACCGACATTAAGCAACGTACTACCTACTGTTTTTGCGGCACTTGCCAGACCTTTAATACCAGCAATAATACCTTCACTTATTAAATTGCCTTTTATTATATCTGCTAATGATAGAGTGCTATTACCTGCCTTATCCTCTTCAGTTGCAAATTCTTTGATTGCCTTTGCATTTGTTTTTGCATTGTCCTTGTATTTTGATAATATTTCATTATTTCCATTAATTTCTTTGCTTAAATTGCTAACTTCCGTTTGAGCGTTATTTATTTTTACTTTATAATCGTTAATTTTTCGACTATTGTTATCATAAGTAGTTTCTGCATTCTTTAATTCTTTTGCCAAATTAGCAACAACATTTTCTTGCTTTTCAATTTCACTAGTTGTAGATGTTGTGCTATTTCTCATTTTTTCTAATGATTGTTTTTCTTCATCTAGTTTTTGTTTTAACTGTTCTATAATAGATTTATTTTTGTCTTGTTGATCGGAAAAATTTTTAACAGCATCTGAACAAGTCTTTATAACCTTTTGTTGTTCTTCAACTTTTTTATTAAGAAGATCATTTTTTGCTCTTAAATCTCCTACTGTTTTACCATTGTTGTTAAATTCTGTAGTAGCTAATTTCAATTCACTACCAAGTAGTTTCAATCCATTAGTACAGTTCTGTAAGGCTTTCTTATATTCACTCTCACCTTCTAGTTTAATCGTACCTCCAAAGGTATTAGAACTTGCTGCCATTTTTTCACCTCCTTTAATCTTTAAACCACTCTAAAGAAGATGTATTATCCTCAATTTCCTTTATTTTAAATAAATTATTATTAACTCTAAAATTGTAGAATTGCTTATACCAATCAAAGAGTCTATTCCAAGTATCTAAGGTCATAAGCCATACATCTCTTTTGGAAAAACCTAATAACTTTACACCAACAAATAAAATCCACACAAAATCTATCAAATCATCGGATTCTGTGTGGTAATCACGTTTTTTTGGTTTTGAGTTTCTTCTGAATTATTACTAACAACAGCATTTTTTAAACTAGTTGTTACTTTTTCTAATCCTGCTTCTGCTAAAATACGACCCGTCTGCCTTTTTGTCACAAATGGACGATTATTTTTTGTTTTTTCATTTTCTAAATCTATCCCATCGTTAATTGCCTCTGTAAAAAAATCTATCAAAGCTTGAAGATTGGCTTCTGAACCATCCTTCGGTTCAACGAGATTACCCCATTTAGCAAGACTGCCATATTCATTTTGAATTACACTCATCACATTTAATGAGTAAATGTATGGATATTTTTCATTTTTTGTTTCTAAATATTTAAGTTCATCTAACATATTTTTCCTCACTTTCTAATATTAAAAAAAGAGCAAACCTCTTAGTTATTAGAGATTTGCCCTTCTGCATTGGAAGATTGATTATTTTTATTATTAGGGTCTTCCTTTATTTTTACATATTTTTCTATTTCTTTATATCTTTTTTGATCAACACTAAATTCATCGTCAATTTCATGAAAACATTTAGTATTTTTATCTTTAAATCTAACTATAGTAATAACTTTCATCTAAATAATCCCTAAGCAGTTTGAACAAATAAAGAATCTAAATAAGTATTAGCTTCTTCTTCTGTTTCAAAAGTTGCTCTCTTTCTCCAATCATTGTTTTTATTGGTAAATATTGTACCTTCGATTGATGGTGTTGCAAATTCTAAAGAATCACCTTTTGTTTTCTTATCAGTAACATAAGGTTTAAATTGAACTTTAGGAAACCATTCAACTTTATACACTTTTTTATTGTTGATCATTTTAGGTACAACTTGCCCAAACCCAAAATAAACAGGTGTATCATCAGAATTAGAGACATATACAGTCACTTCTTTCTCACTATTAGGTGCTTTATATTTTTCTGTTTTTTCTCCAAGCAATGGAGAGAAAACAGAGTCATCATCATCGTCTATACCCATTGTTAAAGTTCCATCTACAAATTCTTGAACTTTTTCTTTTAAAGTATCATCTGAATGTAGTTTTGCCTCTGCAATATTTAAAGAAACCTTACTCTCTATTGCTCCTCCTAGTGTTCCGATTTTCCCATAAGTTTCTTCATCTTCGTTTAATGGAGCATATCTAAATCTTCTTAATCCTATTGAAGCCATAAATAATCACTTTCCTTTCTTATTAATCATTTAAAAATGTGGTGTTACTACCGACAACAAAATTGATTGGAATATGCCAGAGTTTTGTCTCTTCTTCATAATCCTCTTTTTCATCACCAATCCAAGTAAAACCACATTCTTTAACTATTTTTTTCTTAACTTCTTTTTTTAAATTCTTATAATTTTTATTAGTAAATATATCAATCGTTCCTGATGTTATTTCTGCTACTGGCATATCATCGGCAAATTCATCTGGTTCAATTGATTCAGTATAATAGACTAAATAAGTCATTGCATCACCATCGTAAAAATTAGGAGCTATTGGTATTTTTTGATCTTCAAATATAAAATCAGCAAATACATTTTCGATAATTTCATTTATATTCATATTTTCTTTTTCAACTCCCTATCGTAGATTTCTTGCCATTTTTTTGAAATCTGTTTTTTACTACGTCTTACTGCTGGTCTAACAAATGGATGAGCTTTTTCTTTTGAAGTTCCATATTCAATACGGAATGCTTTTAACCAATTTGTTATATCATACTTAGCACCTGTTTTTGAAACATGTACACCAGCACTGCCAACAAATTTAATTCTGCCAATCCAAGATTCATTTGAAAGAATTGGTGTTGTTTTTATCAATGATGCTGCCATAGATCCTGTTTTGATGTGTTTATTGGCTCCCTTTTGAATTTCATTCATCATAATATTCTCACCCTCACGTATACATTCTTGAGCCATTTCATCAGTCAAAGATAGCTGATTTAACGTGGTTATCATGTCATCAAGAGAGCCTCCAGTTGAAAATTTAGCCATGTTTTTTTGAAATATCAGAACAAGTAAGTTGAATCACTTCACTCGAAACTGAGTAACTCCTTTTAATCAAATATTTTTTATCGGTTGATGGATCAATTAAATATTCTTGATTATCGTAATTACATAACATGATTTCAACAACTAATGATGCTGTATATCCCATAATTTTTGAATGCTGTTCTTCTTGACGGGTAACATTAATAAAATTAGCTGGTATTTCTTGACTTTTGATTTCTTCTTCTATACTTATTCCATCCTTATCTTTTGTCTTTATGTATGAAAGAAGAAAAACAGAATCTTTCCAATTATTCATTACTATCACTTACCTTATTATAATTACTTTCTAAACTCATCTTATCACGATAAGTGGTATACATTCTCATGTATACCTCAGTATCAGTTCTATCATTACCTCTGTTAGCTTTAACAAAAGCTGTTATACAATTAATAACTTGATCATCATATTTACCATCAGCACTTGGTTTAAAAACAGAATTATCAATTCCAGACTCGATGCAATCTATAATAGCGGCAGAAATTAAGGATTTAATTTCATCATCATAAATACTAGATACTATATAACATCTGTTCTTTATAATATTTAACACTATAGCACCTCGTTTCTATTTTTTTATTTTGATTGTTTATCCTTTGGATCTTCTGATTTATCACTTGATTCTGGATTAGTATCAGATTCTTTATCCTTTGGATCTTCTGATTTATCACTTGATTTTGGATTTATTTGTTTGCTTGAATCGATGTTTGATTTTGATGCATTCTTATCAGAACTATCGTCTTTTTGAATTTCCATTATCAATTTTAGAGCTACAAGTTCATTAAATCGTTTTTCTTTGGCAGAAAAGTCATCGTTAGCATTATAAGACTTATTCGTTTTTGCATCTACAAAAGGAATTAACACTATACCATTTTTCATTAAGCAACAACCTTCTTAACTCTAACGAATCCATCTAATTTAACTGTATTTCCACCAGCCATTACTGAACCTCTATATGCTGTAATTCCTTCTTTGAACTTATAATCAGTTGACTTTTTAATTTCTAAATCACTAAATAGAGTTACTTTATAATTTTTTAATGAACCATAAGCCATACAATTATATGTACCTGCTGTTTTATCATCAGCACTTACTGGATGACATTCTGATGAAATTACATAAGGTATTGTATCAATTGTTTTGTTCTTTTTATCGATATCATACACTTTTTTTCCATCAGTTGTTCTAACTTTGCTAAATGCCTTTAGATCTTCTTTTGATAAGATCAATGTACCATCTTCTACTGCTTCGACACCGCCATAACTAAAAACAATCTCATCAAGTGTAGTTTCGTCTATTTTAGAAATTACTACATCTGTATCACCTGTAATTTCCTCTTCATTTTTGAAAATACCTACAAATGATTTTGTTCCTGTACCATTTAAAGCAAATTCAACCATTTTTCTCTTGATAGCTATATCCATATTACTCTCAACTTTTGAAACATAATCCTGAGCAGGTAGTTTTTCTGCTTCTTCTGTCATTTCAGCATAAGCAGTTACTTTTACTTTATTTATATCTGCATAACCAAATTCTGGTTCAGCATCAACATAGTTCCCTGATTCATCTGTTTGACCACCTTTGCCATATGATTTTACATATGGTTCTTGATATGATTCACCACCATCTAATTGCTCCATTTCAACCTCATCAATTAATGTTGATACTGGTTGAAATGTATCATTAATTTCTTTTGCTTGATGAGTTGGAGTTAATAGAGTTTTTGAAGATACTGTTATACTTCTTTTTTCTCTTAGCGCAGTAGCTCTTTCTTCAACTTGTTTTTGCATTTGTTTCCTCTCCTCTCCATCTTCGGCAATTTTCTTAGCTTCTATTAGTCCACTATTAATATTGTCAGCAATTTTTTTTCTTGATTCCATTTTTTCTATTTTCTTTAACTGTTCAGTTAAACTTCTTGCTTCTTCCTCTAATGTTTCTGTTTCTTCCTCAGAATTTTCATCCTCTAATGCTTTTACTATTTCTTCTAATCTGTTTTTAATTTCTTCCTTATCCATTTTTCTCTCCCTTTCATTAAATCATTTCATTTTTAATTTTGATTGCTAATGCAATTCTTTTGCGCTGTTCGTTCTTCTTTTTCTGCAAGATGTCATTTTCCAACTTTTCCATTTCGGATTTTTCCAAATCCAAAACTGACCTTGTAGATATAGAAGTGCTGTCATATGCGGGAATATCCACCGCACTAACATCGTACAACTTCTTAATTTTCAATATTGTCCTCAAATGTGTGTCAACATCATAAGCTTCCTCTGACACTGTATATGCATATGACATTTTGTCAATTAAGCCATTTTTAATATCACGATACAATTCTTTATGTCCCTCATCTTCGGGATTTAATTTAACTGTAACATGTAATCCATCTTCTTTAATCTCTAGATGCAAAGAGTCATTTCTAGTTCGAGCATATACTCGACCACCATGGTTGTAATTGAATATTACATCATCAATAATTGCATCTTTAAACGCATTTCTATCAACTTTTTCTTTATATTCAATACCATTAAATTCAAACAGTGTTGTCTCTGTATCAAACACACAAGCAACACCTTCAATTATCATGTCATTATTATCATTTTGTTGATCAGATTCTTCCTTGGCTCTTATTTCAAAATTTTGGAAATTTCTAAAGTTCCAACCTTTTTCTATTAAAGGTTCAAGTTCTTTCACATTACTAATTGATTCCATAACTATTCCTCCTTTTCATCAATTGGTTTTGTTTCACCTGTATCAAGTCTCCTAAGTAGAACATCTCCACCATCTACCGAACCTAAATTCATAACTCTTCTCCATTCGTTAGGAGTCATTGATTTTCTATCAACCATTTCTTTTAAATTTAACTTTGTTTGCATAGAAGCAAATTCAAGTGAACTAGCTTCAAATATTATTTCATTACCACATTCAATTTCATGCTTTGTAAATAATTTCAAAGTTAACTGATCACTTAATTCTTTAGCAACAGGTTCAATTTCGGCCTCATAAAAAGAATTCCATTGATCTTCATTAAAGGAATTCTTTATTATTTCATCACTTACACCAAAAAAATTTTTTAATCTTCTCTCATATTTTTCCATAACTTCTCCATTAGGAACATATGAGTTTTCTTTTACCTGCTCTATATCATACCTCGGATCTGTTGTAGCAATATTTCCTGATTCACTTGATTCTATATTCAAATATGAATCAGCAAATTCTTTAACTGTTATCTCTTTATCTTCTTTTCTAAGAACTGATTTGAACTTCATTAACCATTTTATTATTGAGCTATTTTTAATAGATTTAACGATACCTTTATCTGTTATATCAATAACATTCATAATATTTTTTAAAGCATCAGAAGCATCAGTCCCAAAAAAGTCATTATCATTGATATCTCTCCTTAAATGAACCAAATCAGAATATGCAATAGTCATTGTCTTTCCACTTCTAAATCTAAACTTTAAATATAGTTCATCATTATATTCTAAAAGTTCAGCAGGTGACGTCGGTATAGGATATATACCTACTGGTTTTGCTAAAGCATCTCTTTTTATTACAGCATAAGAATTACCTGATATTTCTCTTTGATTCATCATTTTTTCAAGTAATTTTTGCATTGACATATATTCGTTTGGAAATCTCAATAAAAACTTTATATATGGTATTTGATTTATTTTTATGTTGCCCTCAGAATCGGTACGTATATGAACGGGATGAAGTTTTCCTACCGCTGATGCCTTAGGCCTCATGCATGATCTTACTATATCGTTGTTATAAACATTCCCATCCCACGGACTAAATGTAGATGTAGATGTAGATAATAATTTATATTGAGTGTAATTTTTTTTGTCATCAATTTTATCTGAGCCGAACATTTTCTTAAACAAACTTCTTTTTTTCATTTTATTACCTCCTAAACCATATTTTCAAAATCCTCTTTGTTATTGCTATATACTACATAAGCATCTAATAGAGCCATAGTGCCATCTATTCTTTTTCTTTGATTTTTAGGCTTTACTGGTCGAACATTATCATTAACATCACGCAATTCAACTGTATTTGATAAACACCATTTATCTATTGGATTGTTATTATAATTAACAAGTTTCTTTTGCAAATCGGCCTTTAAATTTTTCATAGGCAAACTAAATGTTTTTGGTCCTTGGATTACGGATTCCATCGAATTCTCTCCAAATTCTGCCTTCATTTCATTTACCCAATATGATGAACTCCATGGATCATATCCACATTTATATAAATAAATCCCATATTTATCCCTAAGTTCTTTAAACCATTCTGTTATGTCATGATAATTGACTTTATTTCCATCCGTTAATCTCAACAGCCCACGTTCATACCAAATTCGATATGGAACATTATCATTTCCTTTTTCGGATAACCTGCATCTTTCATCAAACAAATCAATTGGCAAAAAATACATTTGTAAGATATATATTTTTGAACTATTTTCTTTCATGCAAAGCATTTTAGCAGCTGTTAAATCTGTAGTGCTTGATAGATCCACTCCGCCAATACCATAAGTAAATTGCATATTCTTAATATCGAATGTTTCTTGATTATCCAAATCTTCATAGGATAGCCAAGCATTCTCACTTGATTGTTTTAGATTAAAATCCTTTACTAGAACAGTTCTTTTGAACTTATCATCTAGTTTTGCACGTTCTACAAATCCTCTTAATTCCTTTCTAGACTTGATTGTATCTAAACCAGGATTAGCTTTAATCCAACAATCTTCATCAAGCCATTCGTCGGGATCATCAAGTTCATAAATAAAAGAAAGAATAGTTCCGTCATACTTAAAACCATTCTTTTCGTACAAAATATTATCATATAATTCGTATTGATCATCAAATATGGTTTCTCTGTGAAATCCATTTGTTGACATTATGTTTAACAAAGGCTGTTCCCTTGATGACATTGACTGTTTAATTACGTCATATAAGTTTCTATCTTTTATTGCATGCAATTCATCTATATTAGCATAGCTAGTATTTAAAGAATCTAATGTGTTTGAATCAGAACTAAGAGCTTCCATTTTCGAAAAAGTTGCACCAAAATACAAATCTGTTTGTCTCTTCTTTAAGTGTTTATTTAGTGTAGGACATTGTTTTACAATATTTTTTGCTTCTGTAAATCCTTTCTTAGCCTGATCCTTTTTTGTAGCAACAAAGTATACCTCTGCTCCACCCTCTCCGTCTCCCATTAAAGCATATAACGATAATCCTGCTGACTCTGTTGTCTTACCATTCTTACGTCCTTCTATTGTAGCAGTTTCACGACATCTCCTAAGCCCTGTAAATTTATCTACAAAGCCAAATACAGCCTGTATTTTTGCTTTCTGAAATAAGGCTAAGTGGATTGGCTGACCTATACTAGTTCCTTGAGTTCTTTTGCAAAATTTCTCGATAAAATCTATTGGATAAGTTGCTTTATCTACGTCGAACATCCAATTATTTCCTAACATTGTAGGATTGTCTAACTCTTTTACCAACAATTCATATTGTCTTAGAACCTTTTTTGATGTTTTTATTTCACCTGATGAAATTTTTTCGTAATATTCTCTTATATAGTTATGTTTGATCATTTTTTATTCTTCATGAACTGAATAAATTCATCATCATCATCGGTCGGTGATCCATCACCATAATTTTTTGGTAACAATGAACTTAGTTGTTGTATCCCTTTCAAAAAATTTGAATACATTTTGTTGTATGATGTTAGAGCTGGATGTTCTTTTACGAAAGTTTGAGATGCATTTTTTGTTTCTTTCACAAGTTCATCATTATTAACAATTTTCATTAAATCGTCTAATGTTACCGACATAAAAGCAATATTATCTATTAATTTTGTTGCGGTTTTGTACTCTTTTTCTGGTAAAACTTTATATATTTTTATTAGTCTATTTCTTTCACTGCGTATTCTCTGTTCTTTTGTTTTTTCCTTTGTTTTATGAGTATTTTTTATCTTATTATCCATATCATCACATCCATTCTACCCCCCTCACATATGAAATCATTGTTCAGTTTTATGAATGGGGGACGTCGGTATTTAGAAATTTTCTTTTTGTTCTTCAACCAGGGGGGCTTTGACTAAATTTCCAAAATAATCAAACATTAACCCATCATTTACAACAGAATCAGTTCTTCTCTTTGAATTATGACATTCTTCACAAAGCAGTTGTAAATTATTTTCATTCAAAGTAATTTCTGGATTATTTATATTATCTGGATTGATCTCTATTATATGATGAACTTGATCTCCATAACCTCCACATTCTTCACAGGTCCAATTTCTGGATTCACAAATATATCTTCTTAGCTTCTTCCACGAATTTGAATTATAGAATGCTTTAGAATATTCTTTTGCCATAATCACCTCAAAAAAAAGAATAGTTATATGCATATAACTATCCTAATGTCTAAACTTTTGTATTATTTTTCCATGATATCATTTTAACAAAAAATTAGTATAATCAAAGTATAATCTTTTACTTTTGCATCTTAGCATTTATCCTTTGACTTATTTGCTTGATCCGTTCAAGACTATATCCTTCCTTGTCAGCTATCTCTTGCTGAGTATTACCATGAATATACATTCCACAAAAAACCTTATGCTCTATTTCACCAAAGTCTGTTATGATCGAATCTACATTTTCTAGTAAATTATCAATGATTTGCTCTTCTCCTAACAAATCTATTCTCTGCTTATCTAAATCTTCAAGATCAGCAAATACCTTTGTAAACTTATCTGCCTTTACTAACTTCATTTGAATTTTAACTTCTTGAAATGACATGCCTTTTAATCCTAAAAATTTATCTATTTTATATTGCATTCTCTCTTCTATTGATAATCTTAGTGTGTTTATAATTTTCTTGTCGACTATCTGTTTCTTTAATTCTTTATACATAAAACAACTCCTTTTTATTTTTTATTAAATTTAATAACTAACCAGATCATAGTTACTATCATAAATATAATTCCTAATAAAAATCCAAGTAAGAACCAAATTGTTGAATATAAATTCATTTTGATTTTCCTCCTTCAAATTCAACTTTATATTTTAATCTTCTAAATAATCATTTTCTAAATACAAATAACAACCGATCCCACATCCACCTATAACTATATACAATATCCAAAAAACAATTCTTCCTGTGTTATAATTATTTTTATTTTTTCTTATAAATTGCTTAATGTTTTGAGCATTAATAGTTAATTTTCTTCCATCAGTAAACTTATTATTCTTTGCAGTTCCGAATACAGTTCCACTAAAATTTTTGTTAACTACTTCATACAAATATCGTTTATCTCCAACATCAGAACCAAATGTTCTTATTGTTTCATATATACAATTATTTTTTATTTTGTCGACTTTATTATCAATAACTGTGTCTTTATTTAGTTCTAATCTATATGTAGGGTAATTTTCAAATTCATTAAAATTAAAGCTTAGTCCACTATATTTCAATGTTGTTACATTACTAACTTGGGAATTTATCTTATCCCAAGTGTAGTATGTTTTAGTATGACAACTTCTTGTCTTCCCACTGCCACTACAAACAATTTTGTAATGTCTTGTGTATTCTTCGGCAATTTTATTTATATACATATAATCATTTTTTAACCATTCACTATTTACACCTTTATCAACTTTAAATTTTCCATAATTTATAATATTACCAATATTAGTTTTAATAGCATATTTAAACATATTATTATTGTTATCTATCTTTAGTGCTTTGTTGTATTTTTCTTTTGATAATGTTTGTCCCTCTACTATTTTAGAATCAATGAATAGTCCTAAACATAGTAATAAACATACCATGATAACACTAACTAATATTTCTCTTTTAGTAATTACCATAAACTAATCCCATAAATTTGTAGGTGCATTGCTAGAAACTTTGTAGTCTAAATAGTTATAATCAATTTTTTCATATCCTATCATTCCTGATATTATATTTGTTGGAAATTTACGAATATATTTATTATAGCTTTTAACCTGATCATTATAGTTTTCTCTATAATTAGCAATTAAATTTTCCGTTGTTGCCATTTCAGTCATTACTTGTTTATAATTATTGCTTGATTTTAAATCAGGATATTTTTCTGCAACTGCATTTAATATTGTTTTAGCTCCTTCTATATCCCCACTATCAATTTTAGAACGTGCTTGTGTAACTGCTTCTAATGTGCTACTTTCGTACTTGTTATATGACTTTACTGTATCTACTAAATTATTAATTAAATCTAATCTTCTTTTTTCTTGAACTTTTATCCCAGAATAGCTTTCTTTTATTTGCTCTTCTAAACTGACTATCCTATTACCAGTATTTGTAAATATACCTATAATCAATATAATTATTCCTAATATTACTCCAAAAACTATTAATGTTAACTTCCAACTTATATTTTTGCAATTTTTCATTATTGTATTCCTCCTAAAACGAATGAAATAATTGTTAAAATTATTATCATAAAAATTATTATTATCGATAGTAGTTCTATTAAAGTAAATCCTTTGTTATTCATTCTTTATCACATCCTATTATTTCTTTGTATTTTTGTAAAATATCGTCTATATATACTTTTTCATATCCATGATTATCTTTTTCTAAAATGTAATGTTGTAATTTATTCCAATTATCTTTTAGTTGTTTGTTTTCTTGTTGTAATTTATCAATATATTCAAACAAACTATACCACTCTATAACATCGAGTTCAAAATCAACTAGCATATCATATGCATAATTATTATCGAAATGTTCTTTAAGTGCTTTTTTAATATTACTAATTACTTTTTCACTATTCATTCTGACACCTCTTTTAAAATATCTTCAATATCATTTACTATATCTACAAATTCTCTATAGTTCATTTGGTTATTTAAAATATGCTTGATTTTATCAATAACTTCTTTTTGCTTTTTTAATTGAGTTTGTAATCTTTCATTTTCATCAAGTATATAATTAATTGCTTCTATTTCTTGATTATTTATAATAGTTTCTTCGTGTGTTTTATAATGCCCTATTAAATAACCAATTGTTCTTAATGCTAATTCTTTTTCCATAATAATTATTTCTCCTTTGCTACTGGATATCTAACTACACAATTCTTATTTTGCCTTATTATTACATCTTTAGATTCTAAACTCTTAACATAGTCTGTTATCCATTTCTGATATTCTTTAACTTTTGAATTATCTTCATAGGATAGCATTGAACCATTTACTAAGTTTGATAGTCCTATTAAGTATTTTTCTTTCATTTAATGTAACCCCCAAAATGTTCATTATTTATTGCTTTTTCTAATATTTGTTTTTGTATATCTTCTGGTGTTATTTTGATAGAAGCTTGTATTCTTTGTTGTAAATCTGAGCTAACTCTATCAATTTTTATTTCTTTAGGAATTAAATAAGCACATAAATTTTTATTATTACAAGTATCTTTTTTAGAACATTTTTGACATTTTGGATTAAGCATAGCTCCTGTTTCTAATTTATCTTTCATTTATTCCACCCTAATTCTTCTATTTGTTTATTAATTGCTTGTAATAGTTCAGGAGTATAACATATAAAATCTATTGTTTTATTAAATAGTTCACAACTTGTGTGCATTAATTTTGTTGAATTATTAAATAGAATTCGTTCATATAAGCTGCCATCAAACTTTTCATATTGAATATCATGTTCATAAATTTCATCTGTTACAGGATTTCTAACTTCTACAAGTCTATATCCTAGTTTTTCAAACATCTCTTTAGCACTCATTCTCCATCACTATCCTTAAATTTAAAATAACAACCTCTTATTTTTAAAGACATAACTATATCTTTTGGTATTTTCTCAAATTGTTCGTATGGAATAATTATCTCTTTATTGAATAAAGTAGAATTTTTTTGTAGTAATTTTTCAGCAGTATCAAAATGAATTTTGGTTATTATATTCATTTACTCAGCCTCTCTTTCTCCAATACATTTACATTTTCTTTGTAATTCTTAGGCTTTAAGAACTCCCTTAAATTAATCATTAATTCTACTTTGTCTTGGTCGTTTATATCCATCTTGTCTAAGTTTTCTATTATCATATTTATTGTTTGGTTTAAACTTTTACTTTTCATTTCTTCTCCTACTTGTTTCTAATTTCTCTTTCAACATATCTCATACAGTTATTTTCCATAAACCAATTAATATCTTCTGTTGTACTGCATTTATAGTCGTTATAAAAATCAACTATTCCATATATAATTTCTGAAACAATCATCAATATTCCTATTACTGCTAATGCTATAGCTACCTTATATTCTTTCTTCATATTTTATTACCCATTATTCGTTGAATTCTTTTCTATATATTCTTTTAATTTTGGATCCATTTCTGATAATGCTCTTAAACAACATTGATAATTACTATAGTTTATTCTGTTTTCTTTATCTTTTCTTGCATAAAACATTGTTACTAGCATTCCATAAAACAACAACAATATAATTAATATATTCATAATATTCTTCTCCTATTTTCTATCTGATACTTGATCATTTGAGTTTAACAAAATGAGATAATTCTGTTAAATTCACTAGTCACTCTATAAAAGAGCAATTTTACCTAGATTTTATAAGCATTTTCCTGTTGTCAGGAAA